TCTATATCTGTGTCATCATAACATACTTTAGGATTGACCTTATTAAATACTGATTTAGTACCAACAAAGAATCTCTGGTTAACTGGATCTCTGCCACATACAATAGCAGGAGCACCATCCCATTTTGTAGATATATTTAACTCACTCTTTCTTCCACTCAACATATCACCAAAAGACTTCAAAAATTCAACAGTCTCCAAACCACCAGCACTGCCAGCGTTGAGGATATTGTCTTCAAGGTGTTCAAGATGAGTGTTCTTCATACTTGTATTATACTTGATCTCATACCCTTTTCTGGGTTGAGTGGACACTTTATTAAGTGTCATCGAAACGCTGGACCGCACAACCATACGACTAAACTCCTTCTAATACCTTTAGTAACTGGTGTAACTTGATGTAAGGTGTAACTAGGAAATAATATTGACAATCCTTTTTGTTTTGGTAGAGTATGTAATTGACTACCATTTATTTGAAAGTCACCACCTTCATACTCTGATGGATCAGATAATTGTATAGTCATACTTAACTTACGAGGTGGATTATCACTCTTTACCTGACCATCAATATGCCATCCATAATATGAACTATCATCATTATACCTTGTATATTGTAAGTCTTCATTAAACCCAGTTATATCAAATCTCCAGTGCATTCCATTTAAAGTTCTAGATATTTTCCCTATCCTATCATATAACCATTCAGTATCGTTAGTACATTTTATCCAAGAATTCTTAGACTTACGAATACCATCATTATATGCACCAGTATTATGACCCTTACTACTTTGTACAGTAGAATCTATAGCAGTTAAGGATTCACCTAGTTGAATGATCTTATCACATTCATCTGAAGTAAATCCTTCTTCCCAAGTACCATAATCAACCTCATCAAATGTAGGATGAGGTAACAACTCATAATATGACATAATGATTTAGTAAATTACTCTAATGTCTCCTGTACCACCTTGTTGAGGTCCATTAATGACCTGATAAGTTGACCCTGCAACTGCTCTACCTGCTTGTCCTGCACCTGCCTTACCCCAGTCACCACCTGCGATACCATCGATACCAGGAGTTCCAGGAGTGCCAGGTTGACCACTACCTCCAGGTGTGCCTGGAGTTCCAGGTGTGCCAGGTTGACCACTGCCTCCAGGAGTTCCTCTACCTCCAGGAGTTCCACTGCCTCCACCTGATCCAGGAGTACCTGGAGTTCCAGGTGTGCCAGGTGAACCACCTGCACAAGCAGCAGCACCACCAGCACCACCACCTTGACCAGGAGTTCCACCTGATCCTCCACCTCCAGGAGTGCCAGGTTGACCAGGAGTTCCACCACCTCCAGGAGTTCCAGGAGTACCTGGAGTTCCAGGAGTCCCTCCACCACCAGGGGTTCCAGGGGTTCCAGGAGTTCCACCTGATGATGATAATGCACCAGTTAAATTATTCCATCCTCTGCCATCAGATCCTGATCCAGCGTAACCTTTAAGTCCTTTAGTTCCATTCCAACCACCATATCCTTTACTTCCACCTTGACCACCTGATCCACCGCCACCGCCAGATCCACCTGATCCACCTGAACCACCGCCGCCGCCTCCACCGCCAGATCCACCTGATCCAGCACGACCACCTGCACCACCTGGACAGTGTGTTCTTTGCTGCAATGAATTAGGTTGCGATACTGGTTGCCTACTAGTCTTAGTAGATCTTTCGGTTGACCTGCTACGCTGCCTACCTTGACCCCACCATCCTCGTCTATTTCTTCTAGAATTCCTGTTTGATTGCTGTCTTGTAGTTGTATTCTGATATTGGAAAGACCAACTTAATGTTGCTCTCTGTTGACCTGATCCACCAGGAGATCCTGATGAACCAGGAGATCCAGGAGATCCACTGCCACCAGGAGATCCATTACCACCAGGAGATCCATTACCACCACCACTACCTGATGATCCAGGAGATCCATTGTTACCATTACCAACCCATGCGGATCCACTAGTACCATCTGACCCATCAACACCATCTGATCCTCCACCACCACCTGCATAAATTCTTGATTCTCCACCTTCACATTCAACAAATACTACACGAGATGCAGGTGCAGAAGGATTAGATATACTAACAGCATTACCTCCAGGTTGACCAGATAATGTACCTTTAGCACCACCTGAAGCATATACTCCATCACCTGATGGTGCATTAGCAACATAAAGATTAAGATTAGATGATGCTGAACTTGCAATAGATACAGCAGGTGTAGCAACATCAGGAGACACCATTCTCCCTCTAATCTTAAGATATTTGGTAATATTCTTATTTAAATTTGAATTCCAGTTTACAGTAGCAGATGGTGTGTCTGGTCCAGTAAGAGTACCAGCATCAAACCTTTGCTCTTGTTTATTAGGATCTTGTTCAATGACATATTGTTTAATAACATCCTTTATGTCATTAGGAGAAATAGCACCACTTTCTGCTATATGTGCATTTTCAGTGGCATCTAAAACATATGGTAAGTGTGGAACAGATGTTGTAGGGTTAGAAGGATAATTATATGGAGCATCAAGATCTGTTACTCTATGCCACTCAGATGCACCAAGAGATTTTGAAGTATCTCCTATTGCTGCTCTAATCTGACCAAATGATATCTCAGTATTATTTGGTATATTAGCAGTCTTTAATAACTTTTGAGTAGTATTTGACCAGTCTGGTGCTGCCATAATTTATATCTTAATACAGGTTGAGTGAAGTTGAACCGATACCAGCAACAATAAAACTTACCTTCTTAGGTGTAGATAATGTATCTATATCAATACTCACACCTGTGTATGCAGATCCAACCAATGATCTCCATATGGTATCACTACCCTTGATCTGAAGTTGATCTGTTGGTTGATAGTAACACTGGTTTGATGTACCCCAACCTGGTGGCAATTCTGGTGGATTTTCAGGTCTCTCACCACCTGCTGATTGTGCTGCTTCCCTGTATGCCTCAAAACTACCACCAATAGTTTGATCAATAACTCTTCCCTTCCAACCTCTTTCTTGGAAGAAATCATAACCTAAATCAGTTGCTATACCTGTTGGTTCTGAATCACTGAATCTTGCCCAAATCCTATGATTGTGATGATCGTACCACATTGAACCTGCATAATCATTATCATTAACATTAACAATAGCAGGTTCATTACCACTCATATTACCATCATTAGGGACATAATTTCTTGGTAAGATAAATGGTTCACCTGCATACCTCATATCAATAGTACCACCAGGTTTGGTAGTATTAATTCCAATTCTCAATCCCGTAGTTCCACCAATTCCAAGAGTTCCACCTACTCCAAGGTGGTTATTTAAAAGGTAAATATTTTTATAAATTTCAATCGAATCTTCAAACTGAGAATTTAAAGCACAGTTTGTAGTACCAATACCAACAGAACCTTCAAAAATAGACTGTGTTCCTACTAGATCACCATTTTCAGATCTTGCTAAACCAACATATAACTGAGCACTTGCAGGTCTTTGTCCTGATGTACTACCAATACCAATACCATTACTAGTATGATCTAAATAAACTTCTCCTTGACTATAAAATTCAGCACCATCAGTAATTCCAGGAGCATCTGTATTAACACCAATATACTTACCAAATATCTTAGTACTATTTCCACCAGTAACAAAGATATCGTTGAATGTACTTACTCCTGATTGTGAGATAAATGATGATGCAGATATAATTCCTGATAAACCGTTAATTTCAATATCACCTGTACTAATAGTACCAATACCAATAGTTTGCAGGTTACCAGCAACAGTTAAATTAGTGCAATTTGCTGTCCCTAATGTAGAAACACCAGCAATGTTAAGATTAGTCCCTCTTATATCATCTCCAATAATATCTCCACCATCAATAGCACCAGTCGCAGTAATAGAAGAAGCACCTACAATAGGTCCATTCATCGTAATACCACTTCCAATACTAATTCCACCACCAGCACCCAATGTTAGAGCACCTTGAGTCTCTATTGGACCAGTAGCAGTAATTCCACCACCAAGAATAACACCTTCAGTTGATTGGAATTTCTTAGCAACTACCTTACCAGTTATATTAAAATCACCACCACCAGTGATAACACCAGTCATTGTGGTAACACCAGCAACAGATAAACCTGCACCAACATTCAGTACATTAATGTTCTGAGTACCACCAAGATCAACAGTACCTACCAAACTACCACCAATGGATATACTACCACCAAGAAGTAAATCACCATCATGCACTCTAACAGTACCAATAAATCCTGCAGCATCACCAACAGAAGAAGTTGATCCACCTACACCTAGGAAAGAACCAACACTAAGATCTTGTCCTATTGTACTAACACCAGATCCTTTAATAATAGATGGTGCTAAACCATTAACAGTTACTTTATCTACTTGAATATCAGGATCACCACCAATTCCATACGCTATTGCAGCATGAGAAGCAGTAGTAGCAGTACCACTGAATGTATTAGCAGTAATAATTCCTGCTGACGCAACAATACCACCACTTCCTTGGAATGTAGTGAAACTTGTTATGCCTGTAAATGTACCACCAACACCTGTAATATAATTAACATCTATATCTGGACTATCTGTTAAACCATATGCAACCTGCGTTCTAACTGCATTAGTAATAGTACCAATGAAACTAGGAGCAGATACACTCGTTGATGCTGTTACAGTAGAAAATGTACCAACTTCAGCAGTAACATTACCCTGACCTGCACCAGTTGCATTTAATACTGTTATATTTTTTGTTACTACTCCTTCAAATGTACTGACACCACTCTTGGCATCCATGTATATTTCATATCCTACACCAAAATCTGCACCATCTCTTACTAAATCTGTACCAACACCAACATCTTTAACTGAATATATTGAATTACCTGCACCTGGATTAACCCATACTGATGCTGGAATATCTGTTAGATTTGCACCTGAACCAAAATACTGTACAGCAGTAACATTACCATGTTCATCTACAGTAAACCCTGTAGTACCAATACCAACTTGGAATGCTGCTTCAGGAACAGTTGTTCCTATACCTACTGATGTACCAGTAGCAACATTAACATTACCGTAGTATGTTGTGTATCCAACTACTTTAAGGTTATTTAATTCTGTGTTTTCATCAATAATAACATTACCACGGACATCTAACTGTTGTCTTGGAATGGTACTTCCAATTCCAACCAGACCGTTATTAGATATCAGGTCATCAGTATCTACCTGAATCCCATCTCTAAAATTGACTACTGTTTTATAATTGCTAGGCATTATCTTTTAAGAGACAAGACACTTTTACTTATTTATCTTTGATGTCATCAACCTTATTGGAAAGATCTTTGACTGCCTCAATAAGCAGAGGAATTAGTTTATTATAGTGGACACCTTTAGTGCCATCAGGTTTAGTTGATACTGCTTCAGGAAGAACTTTTTCTACTTCTTGAGCAATAACACCAATGTCATGCCCTTGATAGTTTCTGTTACCTTCCTTCCAATCATATTCAGTACCACGAATACCCATAACTTTCGCAAGAGGATTATCTAATGTAGATATATTCTCTTTTAATGTAGCATCAGATGTCTGACCATAGAATGCAATGACATCATCACAGAAGTGAACAGGACCACCACAGAAGGTAACACCAGCACCACTATGCCATAGATTACCACTAAATGTAGTAAATCCTTGGAAATCAACCTCATCCCTAAATGTAACCTTAGCATCATAAGCAGTGTTAGTTGCAATAGCAACAGAGAATCCACTAGCAGCATTAAGAACTAAGTCACCAACATTAGGTTCAGTTGTGATCTCAGTTTTATTAGTACCAACACCAATACGAACATTGTTAATCTTAGCACCATCTGGGAATGAACCAGTAAATGCTATAGTACCAGCAAGTTCAATACTACCACTTGATACAACCTTACCAGTTAAGGCAACATCATTAGTGAATGTAACAGGACCATCAAACTGTGAAAGAATATTCTGTTGAATACCACCCTCTACATTAAGTCTCTGTTTGATAGTAACTTCATCAAAGACCACTGAGTTCGCTGAAGGATCTTCACCAGTAATAGTAGGAATAGGAATATTGAATGATGATTCCTGACCCGTTGCAGAGTTAATTCTCTTATTACCAATGTAGAAGTCACCTCTATTATTCAGTCCAGTGTAAACAACTGAACCACCTGATCTTTCTTGTGCTTGTGCAAGATACTCTTCAGTATCAGTCAAAGTTCTATTCTGAACTTGAGGTAATGCAGTTGAATAGTTACCTGGACCATAACCAAGATATTCAAATGTGTGACCAGATGCACGAAGTATAGAAGGTCTTCGAGTTTCTATACCAAAGACTTTGATCTTACGAACCATAGAGTCAATAGTATGTGGTTTAGGTACAGTGCCTAATGCACCACGAATAACACTGAAAGCATCATTACCTGATCCACTTAGTCCACTTGTAGATATTCTTACAATCTCCTCATCAATCTCAAGATACTCTCCAAGTTCAAATCTATTAGCAGTAGCAATACCACTATGTTGTACTGGAATTGAAGTATCAAGGTTAGTAATGTTAGTCTTCAGTCCAACACGATCTCCACCATACAAGTTAAAGTACCTTGAACCTATTGCTTCTTCAATACTTACTGATTGATCATTATCTGAGAAGGCATGAGGTAATATCCTATGTCCTGCTGCAAATAGAGGATCACTTACTGTCTTAGAAGTAAATGATGTAACTCCAGTACGAGTCTGACTATAGTAATCTCCTACCTTATCGTTGTTAGCATCAACCACAGTAAATTGTGATCCTTGTCTAATAGTATGAGGACCACTTGTTACGAATGTAGTTAACCCTGTTGTAGCATCATAATGAGTAGATGCTATTGAGACAGAAGGTCCAACCCTAAAGATATGTTGACCAGCAACAAATGATGGAGCTAGTGTTGACATACCAATAACAAATGTATCATCATTCTCTACCTTAGTAATTCTATAGTAACCACCATCAGTGTTACCAACACCAGTAAGTTGAACTACATCATCAACTGCACTTATAATAGCAGAAGTAGGAACACCAATAGTAGCACCAGAGAAGTTCTCTGGATAGAGTGTCTCACCACCAATATATCCTGCACCAGGACTTTGTAACTCAAATGTAGTGATAGCTGTTGAACCAACACCTACAGTAATATGTGCCGTAGCACCCTTCCAAGCACCAAGACTATCTACCAATTTAACATTATACTTATCAGTAGTAGCAAATCCAGCACCATCGCTCATCCAAGTACTATTTTCATGTTCAACGAAACCGTTAAAGTCATGGTTCCTGCTTAACTGTACTGTAGCAACACCAGCAGATACACCACTAATACTAGAAACAGCAATTCCTACACCAAAATTCTTACTAAACTTATCAATTGCTTCTCTTGTTACTGAGTTAAGAATACTATTAGTATTAACCCTACCAATAGGATCTCTTCGTGCAAATGATTTAGCAGCAGGTGGATTTTTCCTTATATTATCTCTATCTAACTGAGGATAGAAATCAGTAATTTGCTGACTATACTTTTGATCTGTAAATTCTGTTGGTGGTGAATAATCTGCTGCTGTAACTTCCAATAGATAAACACCATCACTCTCATCCTTAACATACTCTGATATTACTCTAGATCTATAGACATCAAAGTTTCCTTTGTTATCATTAATAGAAAATCTAGGTAGGAATAGATCCCTAATATCATTACTCTCATAATAATTACCAGTATTTCTCTTAACACCATTATTATCTGTATTAAGGAACTGGAACTCCATACTATTAGGTACATTAGTTACAGTAAAGTCACCATTGTATCCCTTGTTAGCTAAACCAACATTATTATTGGAGTCAAGAATATTTTGAGTGCTAACAATATCACCCACTTTAACACCATGAGGTAATTCACATGTTACTGTGATAGTATCACTTACTTCCCTACATGATGCGATAAAGGAATAATTCCTCTTATAATTGTTATCATTGACTGTAATACTTGTAGCAGTAATATCAGCAGTCTTAGCATATCCAGTCTGACTGGACTGTTGGATGATAAAGTTATCTACAGGATTCCTAGAGTTCTCTGCTTGCTTAGGAATAACATAACGAACTTTATATAACTTATTCTCAATACCCCTACGATCCTCATACCTCTTAATGTATGATGCTTCTGTCTCTACTAAACTCTTAATATAATCATTATTGACAATATTAGTATAGAGATCACAATCTGTTTCACTTAATACATACCAGTTATTTTGATTAGCATCCCATTGTACTGGATGACCTATTTGATTAGGTACTTTATCACTTACTCTACTCTCAACTCGTAAACTTGTTCCACCATATAATGCAATAGGTATATTATTAATAGCATTAGAGAATGTACTTGCTACTTTAATAGCAGTTCCACTTACTTTAATAGCATAATATACTGTATTTGGTAATAGATTCTCACATAAATCACCATCATCACTGAATACACGAATAGTTTCACCATTTACAATACCAATATCATTAATTGATAATTCAAAATTATTATTAGGAGCACTTGCTGGTGTAAACTTAGTTCCTTGATGAGAATTAATTCCAACATTCGCAGTTTGAACACCTGTTGTTACATTCTCTGCCATGTATATTGGAGAACTGTATGCAGTTCCACCAATATTAACATAAAGATTTTCATTAAGATTAGATCCAATCCTATAACCCTGAGTCAAACCAAGTGGACTTACATCTTCTCTAGTAAATCCAGAAAGATATAAGTGTGATGATATACCAGTTTGTTGTGTCTTATTAACATCTAACTGGAACCAAGAGATATTATCTAAATCATTATCATATGTTGATACCCATTCAGGTGAAACAAAGTGTGTAATATATCCTTGATCGTCTCGTGGGAATGCAGCATTTCTAAATCCATCAGCAACTAAGGAATATTGTCCAAAGTTGGAGTTAGAGTTAGTAATAGATGCGTCAGCACCACTATCCCCTCTTAAGTGTGCATTATATCCAATAGCGAACACAGAAACTATCTGTAGTACAGCATTATTTTTTATTGTAACATGAGCTTGCTCCCATCCTTTACGATATACTGCACCACTATCTAAATGGTAAACAGTGTTAGGGTCAGTAGAACTAGACTCTGCACTTAATGTAGCACCTTTAGTTACATTAAACGCAATTGCCTCATAAAGACGAGTTTCTTTATTGTACTTAGTGAATGCCCTATCATCTTTCTGCAATGAGATACCAGTAAACTGAGCAACAACCATTGAACGGAAACCAGTTGCTTTAGCACCATCAGCAACCATGCCCTGCATACCATAAGTAGATCTCAATGAACAGTTAAAGATATATGGTGATGCACCTCTAACAGTATCAGACTCAATAGTTACTCTAGCCTGTGTAATATTAGTAGGTTTAGCAGGTAAATTATTTGGGAAATCAGCAATAAGATAAGTAAGCTCAGTACTTGATATAACAGTCTGAACTACCGTAGAAATATTATACTGTGTTACATTAACTCCACTGATCTTAATAGGAGTACCAGCAGTAAGGTTATGTGGTCCCTGTGTAGTTACTGTTACCTGTGATGTAGGTGTTAATCCATCACCAGAGATAATTTTAGAAATAACTAATGGGTCAGTACCAAGAGCACCAACAATCTCATATTCCTCACGAACTTTATCAAAGTCTCCTTCCAGATTTGGCCATTCATAGTTAACTGCACGACCAGTTGGTTCCTGATAAGCATAACTTAGCTTATAATAGTACATGCTAAGGTCAGTCTTATCATATCCCTTAACATCATTAATACCATCAGCATACTCAAAACAAGTTAATTTATGATGAGAGAAGATTGGTTTAGATTGATTGGCTATAGTAAACTGTTGATGGTCAGTATAAACCAATCCTTCTGGTTGTCCATCAAAGAATGAGAACTGCCAGAAGTAGCAGTTACCAGTAATCCTAAAAAGACAAGAATCTGGAACTGTATTATCTGTTGGGTTAGGTACATACTTAGGACGGAGCTTAGTCTTTCTAAGGTCCATACCTACGATGGATGTACCACGAGGTACAATAACTCCACCATTTACTGAGTTGAACTTATATAATACATTATTCTCTACAGTTAAATCAAACTCACTTGTTAATGATAATCCAAATGTTGTTGTAGCAAGAGTCTCTGCACCAGCAGGAGAAACTGATAATGCTCTAGTACTATCTGTTGGGTCTACTTTAAGTGCAAATCCAGGTCTATTATCAATAAGGTGTTCACCTGGATATATTAGAATTGTTGTCTTATCTGTTTCGTCATTATCAATACCTGACTGATATGAGAATCGTGCAGATTCTAACAGTGCTCTCTGTATCGTTTTAAAGGGTTTTGTTAAAGAGTTACCCTGATTCGTAATACTATCGGTAGAGTCCAGATCATTCGGATTCACATAAAGAATTCTACCTTCGGTATTCTTTATAAAATTCTCTAACTTATTTAAAGGCATCTCTCTATAATAAGATACATTGTGCTTCAGTTATTTAGTCAAGGATAAATACTTCGTTACTAATAAATAGATGGATTTACAAAAGATAGCATCAACTGGAACAGCAGTAGCAGTCGTAGGGACTGGTGCATTTGTCGGTGGTGGTCATGTAATTGATCAAAAGACTGGTGGTCCTCAGAAGAGAGAGGATGCTCAGATAGAAAGAATTAGAGAAGTAGTTAGAGAGGAAATCTATATACAATTAGTTGAGAACTGGCCTAAGAGTTCAGGTCCAGTTAAGGGATTGCCAACACCACAGAAAAACTATAAGAATCAGATCCCTAAATAGATTAGTTTAACTAAAAATAATGACAAGTTTGATCGATCCCAAGGAGTATTCAGACGCAGTTGGCCTATTAAGGTCATTTTTTTTGTCTAAAAACTTTTTGGAAGTTCACACGCAAAATAGACTAAGTATCCTTGCTGCATGTGAAGATCCTGAAACAGTAGCAACTTACAATTATGCTGATAATATTTGGCCATTACCACAAACAGGTCAAATGTGGTTAGAATATGAATTACTTTCCAACCCTTCAGCAGAAGGGTTTTTCTGTGTCTCTACATCATACAGGGCAGAACCTAACCCAGTACCAGGTAGACACGAAACTATCTTCCCTATGTTTGAGTTTGAGATGAAGGGAGGTGTAGAAGACCTTCAAGATATGGAAATTGATCTATGTCGTTGGATGGGAATACCATTAGACGATATTAACATTAAAAAATATGAGGACTGGGCAGAAGGATTCAGTGCCATAGAACTTGACCATGACCATGAAAAACAAATTGGTCGAGGTATGATTACTGACTTCCCTGAATGGACATCACCTTTCTGGAATATGTCTAGGAATGATGATGGAACCAGTAGGAAGATTGATGTTATCCTTGGTGGTCAAGAGACTATAGGTAGTGCTGAAAGGAGCACTGATAAAGATCAAATGAGAAATACTTTCTATACTATATCAGAAGGTGGGTATGCTCAACTTATTATTGATAAGTTTGGTAAAGAAAGAGTAGAGAAAGAACTTGAAGACTTCCTCTCCTTTGACTTCTTCCCTCGTTCTGGAGGAGGAATCGGGATTACTCGTCTCATCTCAGCCCTTAAATAGGGCTTTCTTTGTGAGGTGGCGAAACGGTAAACGCTCTAGTCTGTTTAACTAGTGTTCCTGGCGGGACTTGTGGGTTCGACTCCTACCCTCACAGTAAAATACTATATATGGTATGGATCCAATAAATGACATACCACTAGTTAATAACAACAACAGTGCCATACCTAACATTGAGGTAAATGGCACTGGTATAAAATTTATTTCGACAATAAGACCACCTAATAATAATATACAACCGATAGCAGATAATCGTATTTGGTTAAATGGAGTACCGCAAGCAATACCAATAGCAGTTCCCGTTACTGAGAGGATCGGGACACCCATTGTGAATATGCCTGGCTGTGTAAAGGTAAGTAAGGAGAACAACTATCCGTCTCCGAACAATAAAAACAAGCAACTAGTAAACGACGACCCAAAAGGTAATACCGTATTGTGTGATGCTGGTGCTCCTTACTATCAGCCACCCAATTATGATGCTCGGCAATTATCATGGGAAACAATATATGGTGAACCTAATAATGAAGTATCTGGTGTAGATACTGGTGAACCTCCTTCACCTGATATAGACACTCCAGAACCTCCTGTAACCCCTCCAACTGGTGCAGAAGAAGTAGAATGTCCTCCACCCAATGCAAGACGCATAGGAGACCTAAATCAAGCAGGTACAGAAAAGGTTAAAGAATATAAACTAACACCTGATGGTAAGATATGTGAAACGATATGGGAACCTATACCATTTGTAGAACAATATCTACCTGCTGCTAGTGTTGTTACAACTACGGCAGGGATTGCTGCCGTGGCAACGACATCGGCCCTCCTAGCAAAGCCCCTTGCTGATCTCCTCCTGAAGGTTGTGAAACCTGTGATAAAGAAGATTTTGACGAAGGTGAAGACGATGCTTGGTCAGACCCCTCACCGCCCGAACCGTTCTGAGATGCAGACGAATCAGTATCGAGAGAAGAAGGGGATGCTACCTCTGAATTTTGGGAAGAAGAAGAAACCTCTGAAGAAGGTCGATTCCACTTAGGTTGTGGTATCTGATGCTCGTGAGGTAATATCTTACCACCTGGTGATGTTACCATAACATCAGCACATATACTATGATACGGCGATGCAGGATGGAAAAATATACCAGCTTTTTTTAACTCACCACAATTTTTAAGTCTTGCGATTTCAAAATCGAGTCGTTTATTAGATGTCAACTGCACTTGATGTGCTATTTGTGCTGTTGCAGCCTCCTTACATCTACGCTGCATACCTCTGTTTAATGGTATGGATAGAGTAGCACTTAGTCCAAGGTTAAAAGATTGATTAGCTCTCATATCTGTCCTTATAGGCTTATGCCAAGTAGGAGTCATAGTACCACCATCTGCTACCAAATCAGGTACACCATCAGGACCATCTACATCAATTTCTATTTGTATATCTTCTCCATCTTCAAACCATCTACTACCATCTGCTTTAGTCCTATCATCATACCATGACTCCCAAGGGTAGTTTTTTACAGTAACAGTCTGTTGAGTTGTCCTACCACTAAAATCAGAAACATTATATTGTGGTTCGTTATAATAATCTTCCCATGGCCACTTCCTAGAGTCGGCAAACTGTACATACGGTGTCATGTTAAGAGTCGTACCTTGGCACGATACACCACCACCGTAGGTGTTAGTTACATATGGACCTTGTAAAACCTGGATTGCCTGGTTCGTGACTGAGCCCGAACTATTGGCTATTGGATTAGCAGTGGCACTAACACCACCTACACTTTCTGCTCTTGATGGTAAAGATTGAACGCTGAGAAGCGTTGCTATCACTGGGTAAATGTACTTGTTGTATCTGTGACGCTTGTTATGGAGGTTACTCTTTGTATGAGAGTTTGGTTGGTCATCCCTGGTCCTTGATAACTCTGGGTAAATTGAAATGCCCCACCTGCCTCGTGTAATGTAAAATTGTTTTGTGCTGACATGTCTAAGGCATCGAACGAAGAAGTTACACTTCCTGTTATTGCTCCTTCCCCAGTTCCTATCCCTGGAGTTAATGTCACTGTCGATGTTGATGTTGGTGGGTTTAAAGCCTGACCGTTGTTGTCTATGCCTACCCCAGTTACTGAGTATTCCCATCCTGTCCTATAATCAATGGAATTTATGGTTTCCGTTACTGTACTTTCAGTTTCGGTATGGCTCGTCATTGAGCCCTGTTGAAAATTTGGGACCACTGGCACTGCTCGTGCAGCACCAGCACTACTTAACAATAGTAATATAGTTATAAGTCTTTTCATAACTATCCTACCTGATACTTACCTCTGTTACAAATTGTCCTGTCGCACTAGTACCTGCTCCACCAGCTGTTAAACCAGCAAATGTGTGAGCAGAAGTTACATTACCAGCCAAGGATCCAGCAGATCCAGCAGCAGTTGAGGTAATGTTACCAAAGTTTTGTACAGCACCAACAGCAGGAGCAGATGTAGGAACAGCGTCTCCTTGAGTGTATGACTGGGCAAAGCTAAAAGCCGAGCCCGCAGTGTCCTGTGTCGCTGCAATAGTTCCTGGTGCATAAACACCAGCAGTTATTGTACCAGCACTAACAGTTGATGTAGTCGTGCCATCGGTTGTATCAACATTTGATCCAGAGATCGCAAAAGAAGATCCAATCCTCTCTACCTGTGTAGCAGCAGCATTCACATTTAGTTGAACGCTAGAAGACATACGGGATGTAATATCTGCCCTCGCAGCAAGCGGAGCAGCCATCATTAACATTATGAAAGGAAGTATCCTTTTCATGCAAAAAATACCTATTATTATCTAATAGTATATATGCGTTACGAATTGTAAAAAAATTATGAAGGTGGATCTACCCTGTGATAGGTTAGTTCTTGCACATCTTCATTAAGAATACAAAGTCTTATAGCGTCTTCTTCCCATCCACAATCACAATATTGCTCACCCTTTTCATCAAGAACTCTATAGTATACTTTATTATGAATGTACTTTGCGTCCATGTAACACCTCCAATGCTTTAATTAATTCAGGAGTCTCCTCCCATTCCCAAGTCTCTTCACGACCTTTCTTATCTGTTTTTGTAAATGATTTCTTAGTCATGTTGTCTCCCAGTGGTTGATTAATAATTCTAATTCTTTTATCCTGCTTTTTGCAGCAGATATTTTTTCTTGAAGAGTTTGACTCGTTTTTTGGCTGCTCTCAATGCCTGAGGTTTCAGAGTCCTCTTGGCATCCTTCTTGCTGTGATGTATCCAGTTCGGGGTTGTCACTTGTCATACTCTTTGTATAGATCGTAATAATCACAGTCCTCACGAGGGACTACTTTCCATTTTACACCATGTTGATTTCTTTTACCAAGTTCCGTTAGGTTCTCAGCAACATCATACCATAAGTGTTCTTCAGACTCTTGCGACTTTGATTTCTTCATAGAAAATGTCCTCAGGATTGAGTACTGTTTTACAGAACTCTACTACATTTATAAACTCTTGAGGTTCATCGCATTCCACAAGTTTCTCATCACCATCAGATGAGACACAGAGGACTGTCCTCTTGCCTACATTGACAACGACTCTCATGATCCATTCGTCTTCTTTACCTTTTGTCATACCTGAGTGATGCAGCCACATGTGGTTATTATAGCATGAGAGGATCATACCGTCAAGAGCAGCTATAAATCTATATAGACACACCAGATCTATGGAGGATTTGTCAATATGGGAATCTATAACCAAAATATTCTAAGAATCAATCTTAATGAATTAGTCCAAACAAGAGCATCTCTTCAAGGAAAAAAGTTAACAGCAGAAGAAGCGGATGATTATGCAAACAAACTTCGTAGACAATTGAATTGGGATTCAATGTTTGAACAAATCGATAAGTTTATTAAAAATGGCATCACCTCTTAATAAATGGTCTATTTACGACTGCTTCTATGTAAGAATTGAACTTAATGATCTAGTTAAAGAAAGAGCATCTTTACTAGGAATAGAATTAAGTGAAGAAAAAATAGATGAAATAGCAAATACTTGTAGAACTCAATTAAATTTTGATTCTATTAAAAATCAAGCAGATGATGTATTAAACCAAAAGGAAAGTGCATAGCGATCTGTACCTACAACTCTAGTAACATGATGCTTATGCTGAGAATTAGAAAATATTACTAACTTACCTGCTATTGGTGTTATATCAAAGTCTTCAAATCCTGTGTGTCCTCCAGTAAAATCATCATTTAAATAAAGAAGTGCTGCAAATAGATCATAGATACCATCCTTAGCAGAGCTATCGTAGTGTGGTTTCATAAATGTACCTGGAGTCCACTTAATCACTCCCACATAATCTGGATTAGCCCTATCATCAAATAGTTTACATATACGGGTGACTTTGTGAACTACATTATTGTACAATTCATCAGTATTACCCTTCATGTCTATAAAATCTGCATGACCCTGGTACTGAGCAGAATCTAACTTCTCATCCTGTCTAGCATAGTGACCTGCATAATCATAGTCATCCTCCTGTGGTTCACCAGGTGGTACAGTATCCTCTTGATGACCAACAGCAACCATATCTGCATGATCTATAAGTTTTTTACAATCACTAGGAGAAATAAAATTCTCCTCAATATAAATTAATTTCTTCAACTTGTCTTAGTATTAGGAGGTCCAGCAAAGTCTGGATGAGAATATGTACGCTCACCTCTATCATCAGCATATACATGTGGATCAGGATAATCTTTCCAACTAACACCTTCATACTCAGTTATGAGTGGATTAACATCCTTTCTCTCACCATACACATGGTAAAAGCAATCAATTGGTTTATCATCTGGATCTTTAACTATTACAAATTCATTTGTAAACTCTACTACATTAAGATGAAAATGTCTATCACCAATAGGTTGTAATTGTACTGTTATACTATCTTCAGCAACCAAATCCTTCCAGTAATATGGTAGTTCAATCTTATTAGAATCTTTTAGTCT